TCAAGCTCCCCAAAAAACTTACTAAAAAACAAGCCGAAGCCTACGGATGTGGGCGTCTTTTCCCTACACGTTCAGATTGCACGAATCTTCAAAAGCTTTACGAAGATTGCCTAAAAGGCATTGTCATTAAAGACGATCGCCAAGTGATTAAGGTAACTTCAGAAAAACACTATGGGCCACAAGAGATGATTGCCATACGAATTTTTACTCTCGATGAAGACATTGAATCTTTTAATAAGGAAGAAATATGCCGCTAAAGAAAGGTAAAAGCAAGAAAATTATAAGTGAAAACATATGGGCAGAAATGCACGCTGGCAAACCAAGGGCTCAAAGTATTGCGATTGCAATGTCAAAAGCTGGAAAGTCGCGTTCAAAAAAACATTAGATAAATAATTTTTTTGTGCTATATCTCAAATAAAGTTTCACTACACATCAAATAAAGTTTTTACTTACTAGGAGAAATAATCTTTATGGCACACAAAAAACACGAAAAAGAACATCACGAAGAACACTCAATGATGAAGCACGAGAAAAAAGGACACAAAGCCAAAGCGGCTGCACGCAAGAAACACCATTCACGTGGTAAATAAGTCTGCATAGTATGGACAAAGCAATCAAACGTGGATTCGAAAAGGTAAAGAAAGAAGCTTCCAAAGAAGAAAAGCGCTTAGTTAAACAAGACATTAAGCGCGATAAAAAATGCGAAGCTGCTGAGATGTCAAAGAAAAGGCGATGAAGCTTAAATTTAGGAATGTTTGCAATCTGCAATACGATTGCTTTACTACAAACCCAAATATGAACTTAATCGCCTTGTACGTTCACTTAGTTGCAAAAAAACGCTTTAATAATACCAATTGTGAAGATTCCTACTCAATTAATAATCGTTGGACAATCAAAAATTTTTGATGAAAAAGTAAAACGCGAAAGAGTCTGTAAATACTCGGATGTGCCAACAGATAAAGAAAAATGGGTTCACAATTTAACTTACATGCCAATCCCTTACGACTTGATGTTCTTAAGAATCGAGAATTCTTTTCGAACTAAATCTGGTTGGTGGAATGGCGAAGTGTGGAAAGGCCACAGAGTTAAAGCACGCGATAAAATAATAGCTTGGAAAAGGAATTATGAGCTCCCTTGAATCTGAAAGTTTGAATTGCCCTGAATCAAAAAACTTTATTGAATACGTAATTAAAGTTAAAGATGAAAGCAGTTCAGTGAGCGAAAAGCACATTACATACGAACCTTTATTGCTAAGTCTTGATAATCCGGAATTAGAAAACAAAGTCCAAGAGGCCTACCTTAAGTTTTACCACAAAGGCGCTGAAGGGAAAGAAAGCCCTGAAATAACAATCAGGGCTAAAATGGTTTGGCAATCTTAAGACAATAGCTTGTCGTGCTGAAGGCCTTTCAAAGCGTCTACAATGGCATTCTCTTCAACCACCAGGTTCTTTATAAGGTAGCGTATTAGGTTTGAGACAGACTCTTCCCTAAAGCCTGCAATGGCCCTTAAATTTGAATACTCTTGTTCGTCCACGTTAATACAAAGACGTTTCCATTTTTTACCTTTAGTCATTGTTTAACCTTGCTTTGGTTTGTTTAAAATATAATGTTCAATACACTTTTCGATATCGCTTGCAAGTAATTCGGAATCGTATCGCCATAAGATATCAAACGCGTTGTCGTACGGGTCTTCACTAAATCCGAATTCCTTTTCTTTCCACTGATCTTGAACACTTAAAAAGTGTTCAGCGATTAGGCATTGAAGGTCATAGGAACCCTCCATTAATTCCCAAAACCTTTCACGGCAATTTTCGTAAATTACTTCATTCTCTAAACAGCTCATTAATTTTCCTCATGACATTTGAAGCATTCGTCTTCTATTAAACGGCAAGTTTCAATAAAACCTTCATTGCCACAATTTGTACAATGGTAAAAGCTCTCTAATTTATCGCCATTCAGCATTGCTACCTGGTAATCTGAATTTGTCAAAAACACAAATCCGCTATTTTTGTTAAACATTGGCGTTACTTCATTATTATCGAAATCTTCAGGCAATCCTTGTTCTTGCCATGCCAAAAGCAGTTTAATCAATAAAGCACGCTCTCGAGCACCGAATTCCGACAAATCAGTAGTTGTTATTATATTTGCCATAATCGTTGTTCCTTTTGGTTTTTCCTAACTCGTTATTGAGTTATGCAGACTATAATACTATAATGATCAATAAAATCAATGCATAAAAATTCTTTTTCTGCTAAATGCTGAAAATGAATGACTAAGGATTAATTACTTGCTAAGCGCATCGTGTACTTTAAGGAAGGACAATACTAATCATGAGCGAAAAGAAGAAATCTCACTGGGTAAATAATAACTATAATTGCAAGGGATGGAGTAAAGAGAAAAGGCAGGATGCTTATAATAGTTTCTGTGAGCATATTGCGGAAGGGAAGGATCAGAGGTCCTGGCACTACGATGTTGAGGGGGACACCCTCACCCATATTACAATGTTAACATGGCTCAAAGAAAACCCAGATGAGTTTAATCCCCTTAAAAAATCTATAGCTGAAGCCATCTCTTACGGTAAGTGGGAAGCCATTGTAACTGAGTCAGCTAAGGGCCAAAACACTAAAGCCAATGTCGCTACTCTTCAAATGGTCATGCGCAATAAATTCGGTTGGGATCGCCGTAAGGAAGATCAAGAACAGCCTGCAGATCAGTTGCAAGCCTTTAAAGAAGTTATGGCAGTCCTAGCGTACCGCCAAGGCAATGTGATAAGCTTTAGTAACCTTAATCCTGCAGGGATTCCTTCAAGCAATAGCCCTGTTGAGCTTCCTTTAAATCAAGCTTTACCCGAGGAAAGCTAGATTCTCTTTAAAATATTAACAATAAGTAGTAAAGGGTAGTAAAGATCCGCATTGGTAGCAAAGGAAAACTTCTCATGAACAGGAAGCGAGTCAAAGTATTTAACAAAGTTGTCAAGCTGCTCGATAAGCTCATCCTTAGTAGGGCATTTACCATTATCCTGTGGTCTACTATCGCCATTAGTATTGGTATTATCTTCCATGTTGTCCTTAAAATAGCTTTAACCAGGTTATCGCTGATTCCGTGAAACAACCATTATCTTTAAAGCAACAGCAGTTTGTTGATCAATCAGTAAAAAAGTGGAATTTGGCCCATGGTTCGGTATCTACGGGCAAAACTACTGGTTCATTATTTAGGTTCATGCAAGCTGTTAACAATTGCCCGGACTCTCAAATCTGGATGGTTGGGCATACTTCATCAACAATCTATGATAACGCTGTTAGGTTGATCGTAGAACCCCCTGCAATAGGCGTTCCAGACCCTTTAGGTATCTATAGGCCGTTCTGTCAATGGCGTAAAGGTGAGAGAGAGCTATGGTTTGTAGATAGCGAGGGCCGTATTAAGAAGATATCGACTACAGGCGCTAGAGATTCCGGGGCCATCGGCGCCATACAGGGTAAAACTTTTAGCCTTGTCTATTGCGATGAAATGACCCTTTACCCTTTGAACATCATTGATATGATAGATACACGCCTGCGCAACCCTCATTCTATGGGGTTTGCTACCATGAACCCTTCATACCCCACTCATAAGATAAAGGGTTGGATTGATAGAGCTAAAGACGGAGATCCCAACTACTATGAACTTCAATTTTTAATTGATGATAATCCCTACCTTGAAGAAAGCTATAAACAGCGTCTTAAAAATTCTCTTTCTGGGGTGTTTTACAAGCGCAATTATCTAGGTGAATGGTGTCTAGCCGAAGGGAGTATCTTTGATTTCTTTGATCGCTCGTTGCACGTTGTATCTCGTCCGCCTCGCTCTGCGGATTATTGGGTTGTTGGCATTGATTACGGCACTAATAACGCTTTTGCTGCGGTTCTCATTGGGATTAACTGCGGAATTGCTACTCAAGATAAGCCATTTTGGTGGGCGGAAAGGGAATACTACTGGGATTATAAGAAGCAAGGTTACCAGAAAAGTTCGTCCGAATTTGCCGATGACTTGAAAGTATGGCTTGAACCCTATTCTGTTAAAACAATTTATATCGACCCTTCAGCTGCTAACTTTAAGCTCGACCTGCAGCGTCGAGGCATGCACGTTGTCAACGCTGAAAACGATGTCAATGCCGGTATTATTAGGACGATATCGCTACTTAAGGGCGATATTAAGTCTGGACAGCTTTTAATCTGTTCTGAATGCACTAACTTAATTCGAGAAATAGAAAGCTACGTTTGGCACCCTAAATGCATAGAGAAAGGCGAGGATGAACCATTAAAGGTTAACGATCACGCCGTGGATGCTTTAAGGTATGCTGTAAACACGCATAAACCTGCAAGGTACGAAGGTAGCGCTAAGACCCTAGGAAGCCAAAACAATCAGCATTGGAAGCCTTCAAACTATTACGGGTACAGGTAAGGTTTATTTCTTGCTTAAGATTTCGATTAACTTATCCAGCTTATTTTCTAAGCGCTCTAATTTAGACTTCTTTCCTGGTTTAAGCTTTTGTTCCTGAAGTTGATAAGGGTTTTCAAAAGGAGGGTTTACTTTTCTCTTTTGGGCTCTTTTCCTGTCGGCTTCAATCCTTCTTTTAACAGCATCATTGTGCGCTGTTTCAGCATTGTAATTTTCGTAACCGCCGTTTCTTAAAAGCTCATCTTTAATTGTTTCTGGTGCTCTTCCTACCTTGTCCGCAATGCGGTTGTATCTAAGGCCATTCTTAACGCCTGCCTCAATGATTTGTCTGTCTTGTAAGCTAAGTCTTGTGTAAAAGTGCATAATCACTCCTTGTTGACTATTTTACCCTTTTGTCAAAACTTTATTTTTTTTTAAACACTAAAATTAAATTCCGTTGATAATCTTTACTCTATGGTTTACTTTTCTTAAGTAAAGACTTAACGCCCCTTGATCCACTGGGTGGAATAGAGCTAAGAAATCTAGTAAAAAAGGCGTATCCTTTTTTCTTAAGTCGTTCCAATAAGTCTCTATGCGATGTTAACTAGCGGGGTTCGAATCCTCGAAGGGGCAATTTATATCAAATCTACCTAAGTAAATTATGTCTGAAATAACCAACAAAGAGCTTGCTAAAAAGCTAACCGATTACCTTAAAGATCAAGACATTGAAGTCGTGGCACACGCTCTCGCCCACGCCTTGATTGATATTAGCCGTGTCCTATATGAGGAAGAGTTATCGGAAAAGGAGAGGCTCGTTCTTATTGCCAGGATGCACCTTAATTACGCTTCATTGCTTGATTTTGCTAAAAACGGCCCCAGGGGAAAGCTTAAAATCCACAAGTTTAACTCTGATGAGCTCTAACAGTAACAGCAATAAATTGAGTGAATGCTATGGTTAAGACAAGACGTGCTAAGAAAGACGATCAAGAAAATACCGAAGAAGCTTTTCAATTATTAAGAACAACTATTTTGGATAATCTGCAGATCGAGTCTACTTTTTGGGTTAGTGCATGTTGGAGTGTAATAGCTAATGCATATAAAGGTAGTGGTTTAACTTATGAACATTTTTCAAGTGAAATAGAAGAGGCAAAGAAATTCTATAAAAAGCATTGGAAGGATAGTGATGGGTGACTGGATTAGTTGGGTAAAAGAAATATGGAGCTGTTCACCCGCCATTATTGAAGAAAATGAGGTAATCAATAAAACCAGTAAAGAGCTTATTTCTATGTTGAAAACAGGGCGCGTTACTCGTCAAAGTGGAGAGCGTATTGTCACGGAGCTTTTAGAGAGGTTAATTAATCATGATTGATTGGATTTGTTCGGACCAAGCAGCGAATTTTGGGAATTTATTAAAGGGAATTGCGTTAGGTGGAATTTATATTGTAATGAGCCGTTTTTTTAGATCATATACTAAAAAATGGAACAAGAAATGATTATTGATACCAAATCAGCTGAAATGAAATGGATTCTTCTTAAGTTTTTACGTGATTCATTGAATTTCCTCTCAGATGACCCTTCATATAAAAATGCTATTAGATCAGAATGGGCCACTTCCTGGATGAATCTTTATCTTTCTGATGAATTTATAATAAAAACATGGATGCCCAAAGATGATCATTGATTTGTATCAAGCAGACAAAAAAGATGCCGCTATAAAGAATTGGTGGGAAACGGAAAAAGCAAAAGACCAATTACTGAAAATAACAAATGAAAAATTTCGGTTTGGCAAAGGCGGTAAAATAACAGAGCGGGAAACAGAGAGGGAAGATGATAATTGATTGTATAGCCTTCACTATGGGCTTTTTTATAGGATCAGATAAAGACGGGCGCCTCTTCTTTGGCAAGCGCGACCCTATTACTAAAAAAGTGCTGGAGCTTTACCAGTGGTCACAATAGATTGCATAGCAGATCTCCATGGATATTACCCTAAACTAGAAGGCGGAGACCTTCTTATTGTAGCTGGGGATTTAACTTCACATGATACTTTAAATGAACATCTTTTATTTAGTGAATGGCTTGAAAAGCAATATTATAAAAAAAAAGTTGTAATAGCTGGCAATCATGATAATTACATGATGCAAGTAAACAAGTTTCCCTTTTCCTATTATGACGCGGATAAGAGAGAAGATATTCCATGGGCGGATTATCTCTGCGACTCTGGCACAGAATTCGAAGGGATCAAGATATGGGGCTCTCCTTGGACTTTAAGGTTTCCTGGTATAAACCCACTCTGTGCTGCTTTTACGGGCACAGAAGAGAAATTAGAGGCCAAATTTGGCCAAATTCCCGAAGACACCGATATTCTTATTACTCACGGACCACCTTATGGTACTTTAGACAAAACCATAAGAGGCGAGTGTGTCGGGAGTAAATCTCTGCAAATGGAATTGTTTCAAAGATTACATCCTAAACTGTTGGTATGTGGTCATATTCATGAGGCATATGGTATAGAACCTCCTGGCGGATTTATTGAAAAATGCGTTAATTGTTCCCATGTCAATGAGTTCTATGAGCCCGTCAATAAACCCATAAGGATTATTTTATGATACCATCGTGGATGAAAGATCTTTCAAATGAAAAAAATAACGAAGAATTTTCTCAACTTTGTCATGATTACTATAAATTAGCTACTCTGCGTGTTATGCAACTAATTAAAGAAAAATTTAATGTTCCTAAAGAAGATATTGCAATGTTGACATTGGCGATTTTTGGCAGAATGCTGAATGAAAGCATTTATTCCGTAGGAGCTAATATTAACGAAGGGTATAAAATTACAGATTTCTATGACAAAAAGCATCTTTTGAATTTAATCAGAGTTCTTAATGGAGAACATTTAGATAATAGTGATAGAGATGATATCGATACTGATATCCAAGGATCGCTAGAAAAGTTCAGGAAATTCATATTAGAGAATGCTTCGGATTTTTACATTTGATCTAAAGGATTATTTTATAAAATATGGTTAAACTAAAGCACCTAAAGGCTTATGAACGAAGTAATACTCCCGATCATCTGATTGAGGAAATTGATGCTCTCCTAAAAAAATTAGGAGATGTTATAGAACCGCTTTTGACTAATATCGCGCCTAACGTAATATTGTCCGCATTTAATCGTCTCCACTGCATTATACTTTTAAATTTAGTAATCGATGATAAAGAAAGCATCAAGAGTGTTGTTGGGGCTGAAGTTAAAGCCCTCATAGGTAATATTGAAGACATCTCGAATCTAGAAATATTCCCAAAAAATATGCAATAAGTTGATGAGGATTATTTTATGATAAAAACCTGCGATATGTGCGGAACTGAAATAATAGACTCGAGATGCTCATGTGGTACTTGGAAGATTAAGGAAGATGTGAGTAAAGATCCTTTACTCTTAGCTCTGAAGTATTTCCACGAAATGAAAAGATTTGTTTTAACTGGCGATTCGCCTCATTTGGGATGTGCTATAGTCTTATTCAGGGGCGACTATAAAGATTGCAAAGCCGTGGAAAAATTCATATATGAACTCAAGGGAAGGTCTTTCTATAGGGAAGATTAAAATTAATGAGTTCATTAGGATTGTACTTTAGACCTATTGCGCTCTATTTCCAGGAGTCTTCCATGAAAGTCCCTCATCTCTGTATCTATGGCACGAATTAACTCTAAAATGTCCTTCCTATCTTGTCTTTGGATATCTTGAAGTTGCCTCATATCGGTCCTATTTTCGGACCTAGACCAGAGCCATAGTGGCAAGATGATAGCCAAGTTCCCTATAACTAGAGCAAAAACGCTTTCTATATTCATAATCATTCCCTGTTTTTCAGGACATTTAGGATATCCAAAAGTCTATTAGATATCAATATTAAAGCTCCTAGAATTCCTCCTAATAAACCGCACATAATAGTTAATTCACTCATACAACTCCCCTCGTAGCGTAAATAAAATATTTAATGATATATTCGCCTCAGAATATATAAAATATTTTTGAGGCTTCCTTGTCCTTCTATTATCCTCCATGGAATAATTCTTTAGAACCGAATCAAGGAAACGTAAGACAGTGGTTGGACAACCTTTATAGCAAGTTTCAACCCATAGAACAAGCACGCTGGAATCAAAGTAACATAGATACTCTCTTTTATGCTGGTTCCCAAACCTTTATCAATCGCTATTTTAATTTCTCTCCTTCTTTCAGCTATCAAAATTTTTATTTCAATCTTCTTCAGCAGCCTGTAAATATGGTGACAGGCTACCAGCGACAGCACCGCAAATCATTCAATTATATTCCTTGTGAAGGGGCTGATTCGCAAACGACAGATCAATACACACGCTTAATGACGCACGTAGCGAATAAAGAAGGAATTCACGAGCAGTTCTCTAGAGCATGCGAGCAAGCTACAATCACGGGAATGGTTCTTTTGCAGCCATACCTTGATTACAATGCAGATGATCCAGCACAAGGTCAATTAAAGCTGAAATTGTGGGAGTACAATTCATTTCTAGTAGATCCGTATTTCCGCAATTTTGACATGTCAGACGCGCAATTCGTATGGTGTCAAGAGTACATTTCAAAGAAAGAGGCGGAATTTCGTTTTCCCGACAAGCTTCAAAATATAGCGCCCATGGCAGGTACCCCTCAACGATACGGATCATTTTACTTTCTTCCAGAGAACTACAACATGGCACGCAATGACCTCATGGTTCTTAGCTATGTATGGTACAAATGGAAGCGTAAAAAGAAAAGGCTTTATTCCAGAAAGAGGAACCAATTTTTTGATATAGGTGGCGGAGAGGAAAATTTAGCTCTTTTAGTTTCTCAAATCCCAGATCTTGAAATGGTGACTGTAGAAGTCCCTTGTTGGAAACTAGCGGTGGTGCTCAATGATCAACTTATGTTTCAGGGGGACAATCCTCTTGGTTTTGATGATTGTCCTTTCATTCCAGTATTCTGGAATTACGAACCACACATTAACTACTATGATTTGCGCTGCCGCGGGCTTGTTCGTACTATGCGCGATAGCAATTACCTTCTTAATCGTCGCATTATTATTAATCATGACATTTCGGAAGCTACGATCAACCAAGGGTGGAAAAGAAAAGTAGGCGCTGTCGCTAATGAGGACAATTTAAAGAAATCAGGTCAAGGGTGGGATATTGTAGTCAACGAAGGCTACGAAATGACGGATATCGAAAAAATACAGCCTTCAGCAGTCCCAGAATCCGACTTTGCCCTTGCCGATCAGTTAAGATCATTGATCTTTGGAACATCGGGTGTAGACCTTGAAAATTGGTCTGGGCAAAATGATAAGCAATCAAGCACTCTCACCACTCTTATTAAGCAAGCTGCAAACCTTATGGTATTGCAGAAGTACTTTGACCAATGGGATCAAGCTCTAAAGTTTGTGGGGGAAAGATGCCTGCAAATCGTTCAAAATAACTGGAATGCCGAAAAAGTTGCCCTCATGATAGGCGAAGAACCTAGTCCTCTATTTCACTCTAAAGTCTTTGCCAAGTTCCAAGTCATTGTAGAAGAGGGTGAACTTACCGCTACCCAGCAGAATATGCAAGCTCAGAGCCTTTTAGATATTAATGCTGCCTTTGGAAGAGAGGTCTTCCCTCCATCGATGATTGTGCCACACCTCAATATCACCGGTAAAAACGAAGCAATGCAGTTCCTGCAGCAGCAAGAGCAACAAGTAGCGGCTCAACAGCAAGAGTTGCAAAATGTCCAACATAATATAGAAGATGCAAAACTCAAGGAGCTTTATGCACGAGCAGCAAACCACATCGCCTCTGCCAAAGAACGCTACGGAAGATTCGAAAGTAATGTTGGGCTACTGGAAGAAAGGATTTCGGAAATTAGTAAAAACCGGGCGCTCTCGACTAAGGCAAAAATGGAAGCTTTGGAAAAAATGGTGGAAGTAATTGCCCGCTATGGAGAAATAGAAACGCAATTAAAGATGAATGAAATCCAATCTTTTGATTATCAGCAGAAGAACATTGAAGACTTAGAAAAGAATCAAGCCTACAAAGAAGCTAATCAAAATGAATTTCTCTCTAAATTAATGAATGGCACTTTTATGCAGCAGGAACAGCAGCCTGGACAGAGCACGGGCAATGCCATAAGTTAGCTTCTAAAAAATTGATTACTTCAATAGCTAAAAATTTATTTAATCTGATACTTTAAAAATAAAGTTTAACAACCGAAAGGGGTTATATATATATGAGCGGTAGAAAAATTACAGATTACGGTGGATACCCACACACATCCGATATGTCCATGAAATCAAAAAACAGTCTTAAACACTATAGTTCGTCTGAAGGTTCAGGGCATGTTGGAACAGAGTATCCAGACACTACAGAAATGGTTAAAAGAGATCAGGAGAAGGGCGACAGCAAAGTAAAAGGTCACCCAATGAAACCTGGTTACAGATACTAGATTTGAATGGCCAAGTGATTGGATGCACTCGGACGATTCAACAGAGATTTTCGCCTTAATCTGTAAGGCTGAGCCGGCCAAAGGCGTCATTAACCAGTTATATTAACTTATACCCAATATTAGGTATAATCTCCTATAAGTAGGTATAACCCCATATAAGTAGATATAACTTCCTATAATTAGGTGTAACCCCTTATAAAGGATAAAATCATGGCTAAAGTATTAAAAGATCCTATAGCTCCTCGACAAAAAGTAAATGGAAATTATCCTTTTGAATTTAAAGGGCCATCCTATGATAACCGCACAAGTTGTTCTATGGCTGCTGGCAATGATTATGGTATTGGGTTTCGTACTCCTGTTGGGAGAGATAAAGCTGGACCCCTAGAATCAGGTCCAATCCCTCAAAAAGCCGAATGCTTTTCACCCGACGAGATCTTCTATGGTAAAAATGCCGAAGACAAAAAAGGTTAAAAACTTTATTGGCAGAGGCGTTGACGATGGGAGTTCTGGTCTTACCCCCAAAGAACATCCTGGTATGGGAAGGTATTATGGAACATCCCATAAAAATCCTATTGGAAAGCTTAGATCAAATACCGTTGGATACGCTCCAGTTTCTAAGAAGAAATTGGGGAAGCCTCCTAAGAATGTAGTTTAAGGTGCTTTAAGCTTTCTTTAATGTCTTTGATTTCTCTTGAAAATGTTAAGAATGCCCTGCATATGTTGAAATCGTCTTCAATATGAGCTGGTATCGGTGCGCCTGGATTGTTTTCCTTAAATGATCTTAGCCATTCTTTCTGATTTTCTTCTGCTTCGTATGTATGTTGTTCGAATATTTTAATCAACTCGTCAATGCTGTAATGATCTTTTTGTTTTGGCATTAATAGATATCTCCCTATAAATTGCATCGATCTGTTTATCTGTCATATCATCATCCTCTCTTTCTTCCAATTTATTTCTATTGAATTGGAAGTCATGTATGCTGTCAGAAACGGTCTTATTTTGCGTCATCTTACCTTTAGAGTACTGACCCCACAGCTCGCGCGCTGGAATCATCCAAATGACTTTAATCATGTCTGTGCCTGGATAAGCCTTAAACAGCATTGAATTGGTCTGTGCCTTAGGTTTAGTTAGCCTTGGCTGCCATATTAATCGCTTATTTGCCCCATCATCTTCAGTTCTGGTATGAGCAAATATATAGAAAGGATGATCTCCAAAGGGCCTTTTGTTAATGAGATCTTGGCAGCATTCCGCAATATCAAAGGATTGTTTAGTGACATATTCATAGCGGTCATGAGCATCTAAAGGATTTATCTTCACTTAAGCTCCTAGCGTGAAATAAATTAATTACTATATATGTAAATTAATCTTTAAATCGCTAGTCGGCGTTAAGACAAAGGTTTAAATGTCAGCAATTTCAGCACAATCTGTTCCCAATGCGGAACCAACACCATCTCAAACAGAGAACACTCAAAAATCTAATGACAAGGAATACAATTTTGCTCAAATCCGCAATCAACTTGAAAAGGAGCGCCAGCAAAATCTGCAATTAAAAGAAGAAATAGAAAAGATAAAGAAAGTCTCTCAATCCACATTGGAAGATGACGATGATGACGATGAACCCTACATTGATAAGAAGAAACTCAAAAAAGAACTTGGTAAGGTTGTTCAGAAAACAGCGACCGATACCGACTCTAAAATAGAAATGGCTGTAGCACGCGCTCTCTCCGAAGAGAGAAAAAAAACTTGGATGAAAGAAAACCCTGACTTTGAAGAGGTTCTTCAACACGCGCAGAAAGTGCAAGATTCAGATCCTGAACTTGCCGACATGATATTGCGCATTCCCGATGAATTCGACCGCTATAAGATGGTCTATAAGCACATCAAAGCTACAGGACTCCATAAGCCTCCTGAGCAAAAATCTTCAATCCAAGACAAGATCGACTCTAATAAGCGGTCGCCCTATTATCAACCTACTGGGATTGCATCGCCTGGATATGGCGTTGTAAGCGGTGGCAAACAATATTCAGAGGCCGAAGGAAAGAATGCTTACCAGAAAATGCAGGAGTTAAAGAGCAGGCTAAGATTAGGCTAATCAAACAGCGTAGTTTGCGCCTAAATTCCCTGTTTCATATTCCTTTAGCATTAAATTTGCGACGGTACTAAGAACCTCTTTTTCGACCTCTTTATCTAAAAAGTGAATATATGAAAAGTAGTTCTTTTTACCATCTTTTTCGTAGACTTTATTGGGGAATTGAGCCCAATGGCTCTCTCCTTTGACAAACAGTTTCACATCATTGATAACGATTCCAAAGTCTTCGATGTGAACACGCGCCGATGCTATTAAAGTGTTATGTCTAATACTACGTTGGTCTAGAATTTGAATTTTTAATGCCACAGAAGCTCTCCCTACTTAAAAGTGGAATGGCTCCCATGTATATATTAAAGATTTTATTTACGTCTATGAATCCATGCTCAGCAAAAACTCATTTAAGTATTCTTGCGCATGTTCTTGCACTTCTTCGTTGCTTAATATCAAAGAGTTCGTTTTTAAGATGTATTCTAAAGCTTTTTTATTCATAAAACAATACAGATCATGTTCCAGCTTAACTTCTTTAATTACTTTCCCATTTTTGTGTATGTTGAAGGTTTTTGGAAATTCTATAAAATCTATTTTCTCTTCATTTTTCAACCAAACATATGAAAAACATAGGGGTAATTGTTCATGACGTTCAGCAGTAACTTTTGCTATTTCATCAATATTTATTAACTCGCCATATAGTGTTTCAAAAAATCTCATAGTTGTTCTCAGTTTCTCTTGTTTCTCTCTTCAATTGAACAAAGCCTTGCATGGAATTCTTTAGTTTCCTGATACATTTGCTTTCTGAATTCATCCGTTTTAGACTCTGAATGCAAAAATAGTGTAATCGTAGTTCCTAAAGTTGTAAAAGCCAAAATAGCTAATTCAATAACTGGAATCCAAAAGTACTTATTATCTTTTTCCATACTTGCCTTATAGCTAAATAAAATAAAATTTTGATATAGACAATTATACGCAAGCGCAGCGTTAAGTGCAATCTAAGCGTAAGGAACATCGCACACTCCAACTGACGTAAAGTTGCGTCAACATTTTAATGACGCAATATTGCTTCAATCTGAATGTAAGAAAACGGACGTAATACGCTTCCGTCCACGGATCTTCATTTTGCCAAGTTTAATTGACAATAGAGGTAAATATGTCAATTACAACTACTGGGAATTTGGGACCCATGATCTTGCAGAGCTTAGCGCCTGCTATGTTGTACGTTCCCACTCCCACAATGAACTATATTTTGGTCTGCGACAAAGTCGCGATGCCTCCTAATGGCGGCACGACTTGTCGTTTTATGAGACCAAGAGCCTTAGTTCCTCCTACAGTACAGCTGGGGAATTCAGGTATTGATCCTCCCGCGCAAGTGCCTCAAAGAGACATCATTGATGCTCAAATGGCATTTTTCGGGACATCATGCATCATAAATGAGCAGGTAATCCTGCAAGACCAAGAAGGCGTCTTGGCTTGGGTTTCTGAGCGTTTAGCTGTTGCTATGCGCCAAGCCGAAGACTTGATCCTTCGCGATTATATTGTATCTGCAGCCAGCCAAATTAACGCTGGCGGCGGAAGCAATGGCGACAACCCAACTAATATTGGAGTTTCTGACTTCAGCTTAGTTGCAACAACTCTTGATACAAATAACGCTGAAAAATTCATGAGCGGTATCGAGGGTATGGACAGGTTTAACATACCAGACCTGTATAAATCTTCTCTGATTGACTTGAAACTCGCAGCATGATGACAAAGTTAAAAATACGCAATAATTGGTGGAGAGAGTGTCCTCAATGTAAAAGATTGTGGATTACTAAAACACGAATTAGATGTATTTGTCATTGATGGCGACAACAAGGGGCAAGATTATGGAATCTGAAAGAATGAACAGATTGAAAGAATGTGAACTTATTGGATGTCTTAATGACTCTGGAGTTACTTCTGAAAATTATAAGAATTTCCTAAATCAGCCTGACAGTAGCAAGCGAGAAGACTGTGTAAAAATTTCAAAACAATTGCCAGATTATCCTAGATGTAATTGTTCTACACAGATGCGGTGCTCGGGACATTGTGGAAACACAGTGAGGGAAGTGCAATAGGCTTCCTCGCCAGAATTCCCACTAAAACTAGGAATTCTGGTCAAAAAAGTAACAGAAAAGTGGAACGGGTCCAGTAAGAAGCGCGTATTTTATGCTGTCTTCTACTGAACTTCAAACAGACTTCGACGGCCTTACTGGAGCAGGATTTAAATCCCAATGGGAATATCCTACTAATGCTACTGCATTGCCATCTGAATATGGCTCAGTATTTAATATTAGAATTCTGACATCGTCAGAAGCTCCCGTAGCGCGTGCCGCTTCTAAAAATGGCAACGACGTCTATTACAATACTGTCGTCGGTAAACAAGCAATCACTCACATCGCTCAAGATGGATACTCGATGAATTTGATTTATCGCGATCCATATTATTCGGGTGCTCTTGCACAGAACGCCACTCTTGCCGTTAAGTTTGCTCAAGCGCAAGCCATAACACAAGATACAGCCATCAGAAACCTTTTAAGTACTAGACTTTCGTCTAGTGCCGGACCTTAAGGGAGGTAACTTATGACTGAATATTCAAGAATGGCAAAAGGACACTTCACCTCCACAGGAAATGCGAAGTTTATTAATCTTCCGTTTCAACCAGATGCTGTAGAATTATTTAACTACACATCATTTACAACTCCAGCCAACCACGGCGTTCCCATTGCATATTGGGATGTCGACATGGGACAAGGGTTTGCAGTAGAGCAAGTCTTTAATGCAACTCCTGTTTTAACTACCGATATCGTTACAGTTAACGGTATAAGTACTTTTTCTGCTGGGTTGATGCTTCAATATGGTCCGCAGTTGCAGATTTCAGGTATTACAAAAGCAAATCCTGCTGTTGTCACTACCGCATCTGCTCATGGGCTTTCTACAGGTCAAGTTGTAATACTTGAAGGTCTATTCCAGTCGGCTACAACAGGCATGCCGCAAATAAGCTTAATGCCTTTTGTGATCACTGTGACTGGGGCCACAACATTTACAATCCCATGGAATACAAACCAATCTAATTACACTGCTCTCAGCGGATCTCCCACTGGCGCATTTGTAAGACAAGTATTGTATCCATTTTTATATGAACCTGGAGTTGCGTTTATTAGTGCTATTACTACAGGAACTACTACTACAATCACGACAACTGATCCTCACAACTTTGTTGTAGGTCAGGAAATCGGATTTAGAATTCCTTCGGCTTATGGCACAACTCAACTCAATGAATTGCCAAATAATACAATTCCTGGGTCGCCAGTGTATTATTATGTCACTTCAGTCACAAGCAACACTGTTTTTGTATGTAATGCTAATTCCACTGGATTTACTGCATTTGCAACAAATCAAACTGTAGCTCAAATGGTCGGCCAAAGCCTTCCACAAGTAGTTGCAGTGGGCGATGTTAATACAGGCGGAACTCCCTATAGTGGTGGGGCTCTATACCCTTCCCAGTCTTTCCCGACATTTAGCGGAGGAACTCCAACTATTAACGGACCTGCGATCAGTGGTGCTTTTGTTAATAATACAAGCCAAGGGTTTGTCATTGGTGCCGGAGCAGGTACTGCTGATACATCTAGTGTGCTTGTTGGAGCAAATGGAAACGTCATATATTGGCGTGCTTTTTTGCATGACCTAGACGTATTCTAATAGATAACTAATGGTGGAAGGATTCTAGATAAGGCTCCACAAGTCCGACGGGTAAAGCTGTGGGCGAGGACAGCTAGGGATTGAAACCCCTAGCTGCCCCCTTTTAAACCATTTTCCTGATGTCAAGCAAAAGAGTGAGCGTAAATGAGTTATAACCCTCCTTTAATATTTGGCCCTATTGCCCCAGAATCGAACCCTCCTATTAACCCTCAGTACTATCAGCCGAGGGTATTTAACATTGCCTCTATCACCAATGGACGGACTACTTTAGTCACAACTACCGTCAATCATGATTATGTGGTAGGCCAAGAAGTGAGATTTCTTATTTCTCAGCTCTATGGAGAGAGGTAACTCAATGAAAAGACAGGAAATGTTATCTCTATTCCCGCTCCCAATCAAGTCATCGTAAATATAGATTCTTCGTTCTTTGATACATTTG